TACTTCTTAGCTAGTTCAGCAACCATAGGAGCTTTTTCTATATGCTCTTCCCTGCTACCACAACATGGCATTAACCAAATTTGTCCGGTGGGTATATCAAACGGGACAATATATTTACTAAAAACCTCGTCAATATCTGACTCTTTATCAATAACAAACTTAAACCCAGAACCTCTATTAGCATGCCATTCTAAAACTTTAGGCTTATAGCGCCTATCTACAGGATCACCATTATTGCTCATTTTAGGGGATGTGGTAAATGTAGCATTTACTCTGGTCCATTCTTTATCAGGTAAAATAGTCGCATTAGTTTCAAAATCTATACGAGGAGTCCATCCCCATTCAACTTCCATATAATTTAAAAATTTTAATAGTGCTTTTTGTTGCACTAAAGGCTCACCCCCAGTAATTTTTAATATAGCACCATTTAATAAATGGTCTTTATAACCACTACTTTCTAAAAAATCAAAAATTTCCTTAAAAGTAAGCTTATTTTTTACACTCCAAGAAATATAACTATCACACCCATGAGGAGAGTCTGCTGATGCAAATCCTTGACATGTTAAATTACACATTGATAATCTCATAAAAACTGAAGGATACCCTATAAATTCACCTTCACCTTCTATTGTGTAAAATATTTTATCATCACTAAGATAAATAGTTTCATCGCTGTCATTCATATACATAATTTTATTATGAACAAATGTATTATCAAGATTAAATATTAATAGTATGGCAACAAAACGCTCGCGGCTAGCCGCGGTTTTCGAGTCGGAACAGTTACACACGACAGATTTGCAAGGTAACTGGGATTTAAACTTTAATGTTAGAAATAAATTTGATTTTACGGAAAATCAAAAAAAGTTTATACAAACGCTTCTAGCTGAAGATACAAAAATAGTTTTCGCTGATGGTTACGCCGGTACTGCGAAAACATACTTGTCGGTTTTTGGTGCTTTAACTCTTATAGCAACAAATAAGATGAGTCAAATAATATACTTGAGGAGTGTTGTAGAATCAGCAAATCAAAAAATTGGTCACCTTCCAGGGCAGTTAGATGAAAAATTTCTTCCTTATTCTTTACCATTAATGGATAAATTGGATGAACTAGTAACAAAAACCACAGCTAATTCTTTGTTTAAAAAGGAATACATTAAATGTTTGCCTGTAAATTTTACTAGAGGATTAACATTTAACAATTCAATGGTAATAGTAGATGAAGCTCAAAATCTTACAAAACAAGAAATAACAACCATTTTAACAAGATTTGGTAAAGGATCTAAATATGTGGTAATTGGTGATTCTAATCAATCAGATATTAACGGAAAATCTGGGTTTTCTCCTATCATTAAAGCGTTTGACAACGACGCAAGCAAAGATCACGGGATAGCATCATTTTATTTTGGTAGTGATGATATAGTTAGAAGTAAAATATTAAAACACATTGTTCATGTACTATCAGATGTTTGACTGGTATCAATTACTATAGCAAAACCATTACCAACTTTATCATCTACATCTAAGTAGTCAATAACGTTAAATCCAAGAGTTTTGCATAGGGTTAAAAATGATTCGGTGGTCCAAACATTGTGATGAGCATCTATGGATGAATCTCCTTCATCAGATTCTTTTAATGTGCCGCGGTGTCTCCCAATTAATTCGGTAACTGTAGTAACTGATCTCTGTTTGTCATTGCATCTATCCTTATGCGGTACAATAATAAAGATATATTGGCGCGCTACTCTTTGCCATTCTTTTAAAGCTTTTATTGGATCAAATATATGTTCAAGTAGATGAGACGATATAACAAAGTCGAAAGATTTATCCTCAAATAGTAGTTTATCACCATTTGCAATTACATGTACTGGTAAATCTTCACCGCATGCTTCTCTAGAGCCGTTACCTTCTGGTGGATCAGCTCGATCGACGTTAATAATATCTAAACCCCACGCATTATGATATGACCCGCCAATCTCTACACCTTTTAACCCGTCTAGATATTTGTGTGCCAGTTTCGATTCTGGAAATACCTTTGAGTGGTATATAGGCATTTCATTTTGGGTCAGATGCTTGGTCTTTTTGTATTTTTAAGAGCTCTTTAATAGCATCTTCTGGAGATATTATACTAGCGTCCGGGTGATCTGTACCTTTATCAAACGGCGCACCTATTTCAGCCATTTTTGAGAATACATCTCCTGCTAATTTTTCAATTTGAGGATCTTTTTCTCTTTCAATCATTAACCCCTTTTAGGTGCATAAGGATCACCTGGTTTGTCTGACGCCCAGCTAGTACCACCAAATGGGTCATTATAATCACCCGTTTTCGGGCCTTGTCCGGTTCTTGCACCTACACTTTTTGTTCTTTTAGAACCGGGTAACATACGTTGGGCTTCATCTGAGTCTGATTGACTTATTGGCTTTTCAACAGGAGCACCATCTTTTTGTCGGGCTCGCTTTATATTTTCATCAATAGGGTCACCAGATTCACCTAATTCATGACAAGGTGTATTTTTTACAAAATCCTTAGGATTAGCTTGTGGGCCGCATGCTTCTGCCTCTCTATATGCATCCCAATCTACATCTTCATTAAATCTCATAGTTTGGGTGACTATCCTAGTAAATACAGCACTATTATCTTCATGCTCGAAGACTTCAACCTTTTCAACCCAACATCTATCATTAGTAGATGCTTTAATAAAAAAGTCTGCGGTATCGTAGCACCACTCAGCAATTCTTTCAACACCGGTTCCATTTGCCATTACTCTCAAATCACACGCACCGGCTTTTTCTAATTCTTTAAAAATAGGTAATGCTGGATCATCTGCTGCAACACAAGTTGTATGATCAAATTGATTTTTAAACTTCTCTTTAAGACCTTTTAACCCACCAAAATCTACCACCCAATTATTTTCGTCTAGTTCACCGGAGGCAAACCAAAATTTAGCTGTAAGTCTGTAACCGTGTAGGAACCTACAATGTGAATGGTTAGCTTTTGGTTGCCTAAAAGCACAGCTACCCAATTCAATAACCTTAGTACTCTGAAATTTCATGTCTCTATTATAAGTTAGGTACAAATAGAATCAACTTATATACCTAAAAGAGTGTCGTCTATTTGAGCTGGACCGTATGTGTCTTCATCACCATCCAGCTCTTGAAACTTATCTGAGGCTTCTTCTGATTCAGAATGGGGTGTGTAAGTGTTGCATTCACATATTCGTTCACCTCTAACGTTGTCAGCAAAATTTAAATGTATTTTTGGAGCGTGACATCTATTACCACGACCCCAATAAACACAATCATTACATTCACAGACAACATCATTTAATGCTGCGTGGCCTGCAGCATTAAGTCCGGCTTCATCTTCGTGATACATTTCTGATAACCGTTGTATTGCATTAGAACTAGTATCAACATACATACTAGCTACCTCATCCATTTTTGACGGAGAAATTCTTTTAGATAAATAAGCTATAGCTGCTGATTGTTTTTGAGCTGCTTTTTTACTTTTTGGTTTTGAAGTACCTATTTTTCCAGATTTTTTATAAGTTCCCATTAACTCAGATATATTCTGATGTAATATTTTATTAGTTTTTCCTTTTTTAAGTGGCATGTCTTAACAATGTTTTATAAATTTTTAGAAGTTCCGAATCATCTACCCCACCTTGTTTTAAATAATGCTCAATGTCGTCGATATCATTAGTATTTCTTATCTGTTCAAATTCTTTCTTACTAATCTTATCTCTTAACTTCTTAGCAATGTATTTTTTAAACATTTTAATAGAATTAGGTTTAGATGGGGTTAATACAGGTTCTTTAACGTTAAATATACCGGGCAATGGACCACCAGGTAGTAAAACTTTTAAAAGGGGTGGTAACCCAGGACCTACAGGACCACAATTTTCATGACTTAATTCTTGAAGTACGAACCCTTCATAAGCTTCGGACTTTTCAAACCCAGAATTTAAAGTAGGGTCTACTTTGAACCGTATATATTTTAAACCCTTATTCTTTAAACATTCGGTTAATATAATGTCAAAGCTCTTCATCATATTAATATTTAATCAATTCCTATAATTAATAATATCTAAAATAGTGGTGTAAAAGGGTTTTTGTCCACTGCTTGTCCAACAAGCCTCGTCTTTTTTATCATGACCCCAGGTATCGAACCAAAATAAATTATAATCGTATTTTTCTGCAATAATGCTGTAAAACGGTTCTTCAGTAAAGGGATGCACTTCGCGATTGTCAGTAAAAATATCGAATAACTTCATGTACATAGGAATTAGTTTGGTTTCTAATTCTTCGAATTCACCACCGAATATAGTACCCACGGTCCAAAACGGATATTCAGCGACAAACTCACGTTTTATTTTTTTTGTTACGTTTTTTCGTAACTTAAATGTAATTTTATCTTCTTCTTCTTCTGTGTACCGATTACCTACTTTTTTCCAACCTAAATGTTTATCCAACATTTTAGATACAAAATGTTTATGTTTTGGCCAATCGTATTCACTCAAACTATCATTACAAACATTTTGTGTTAAATGAAACCACTTCTTATCTTTCCAAATACGTTTTAACCCATTAGTAAACTTAGGGGTAAAAATATTCTTTTTATTTAGAGGGTAATAATGAGTATCTGGGTATTGGTCTTGCATAACACCGTTCATACTGTAAACATACTCTGCTCCACCCAAAGAAACTGGGATTTTACACCATTCCGTTACACCGGCATCTACCCAAACAACCCTATCGCATCCCCATTCGTTATCTTTTGCATTTAAACACCATATGTACTTCCAATGACATAAAAGTTCACATCTCGGACTATACATGTATCTCTTACCATCGTCTTTACCATCTTGAAGACCATGCCACACAAAATCGTTCTTTGTTTCTAAGATTTCATAAGATCTTGGCCATTCAAGCAAGTCTAAGCCGATGATTTTAAATTCTTTAAAATATTTTTCTACTATTTTGGTTAACAATTTTACACGCCATGGCCAGCAATATAAATGCATAGGCATGTCCAAATTAGCAAGGTTTTTTAGTGACGTTTCATATAACTCTTCATCATTATCTTTACCCCCTAAAAGCCAATCAGACCTCGCATCATATATACAGGTAACTAATACCGGTTTCATTATTTAAATTTATAGCCAAAATTCGTAAAATCATCTGTATATTTTTTGTTTATGGTTTCTATGGATTTTTGTGATAGTTTATCCACACAGTTACCACAGTCGACCACCGACTTATTATAATGGCCTAATTTAGAATCTATACTTAGTTCGTTACACATATTTTTAAGATCGTCAGTTAATGATTCAAACTTTAAAATATAATCATATTCCACTCCTATAAAATAATCACTTTGTGGTAATGCATGATCTAATATATACCCTGTTATACAAAAGTTGCAAATCCATGTGTAAAAAAGGTCGTCATCAAATATCGAAACATGGTTTCTAAAAAAATATTTAGAAATAGCTCTAGTATAAGGGTTTCTAACAATTGTAAATTTTTTATAATTATTAAACCAATTTTCATACAAATCTTTTATTAAATCTGGGGTATAATGTTGTTGTGAAAATATTGTATTCTTTGCCGGGAAAACTAATTCTTCAGAACCGTAACAATTATCATAACACTTTTCTATATTAAATTTTTTTTCAATTGATGTACCGCCGGTTTTCGGGATATGAACAAATAATAGATCGTGTTCATGGATAAAAGGCATCTTATATTTAAATTGTTGAATCTAAAAGTAAAGAATATATAATATTTTTATATGTCTGAAAGAGTAAAAGAATTTTTATTACCAACTGCAAATAGTTCAGCTCCAAGAACAAAAGAGG